GTGGAAAGCCCGAACACGGCTTACGTCAACATGGAGCCGCATTGGCTGCTGATTGAAGCACTTTTGCAAGGCACTTATGGCATTAGAAAAGGGCACCGAAAATATCTGCCGCAAGAACCAAGAGAACTTGACGAGGCTTATGACAACAGGCTAATGCGTTCAACGCTTGCGCCTTATTACGTCAGGCTCGAGCGGATGCTGGCGGGCATGTTGACCCGCAAGCCTGTGCGGCTTGAAGACGTTAGTGATGTTGTCACTGAGCAGCTTTTTGACGTTGACCTTCAGGGCAACGATCTGAATGTTTGGACCTACGAAACTGCACGCAAGTGCATTCGGTATGGGCACGTCGGCGTTCTTGTTGATGCTCCAAAGGCAGGCGACAACGGCAGGCCGTATTGGACGCAGTACACGCCTCGCGACATCTTGGGCTGGCGGTCTGAGGTTAAAGACGGCAAGCAGCAGCTGACCCAGCTGCGGCTGATGGAAACCATCACCGTGCCTGATGGTTTGTACGGCGAGAAGCAAGTGCAGCAGGTGCGGGTGCTTACCCCTGGTGCGTTTGAGATCCACCAGAAGGACAAGAAAGGCGACTTTGTGCTGATTGATGAGGGCAGCACCAGCCTTAGCGAGATTCCGTTTGCTGTTGCTTATTCCAACCGCGTCAATGTTCTTGAGTCGCGGCCACCGTTGGCAGACATCGCTGAGCTAAACCTCAAGGCTTATCAAGTGCAATCTGACCTTGATAACCAGCTGCACATCAGCGCCGTCCCGATGTTGGCGATCTTCGGGTTCCCGCAGTCAGCAGAGGAGATCAGCGCAGGCCCTGGCGAAGCGATGGCGCTGCCTGAAGGTGCCTCGGCTCAATACATCGAGCCATCCGGCAACAGCTACAGCGCACAGTTCCAGCGACTGGAGCAGATCGCTAATCAGATCAATGAGCTGGGTCTTGCTGCTGTGTTGGGCCAGAAACTCAGCGCAGAGACCGCAGAGGCCAAGCGAATCGACCGCAGCCAGGGCGACAGCACCATGATGGTTATTGCTCAGCAGATGCAAGACCTAATCGACAACTGCCTGGGCTTTCACGCGCAGTACATGCAGCAGGCGCAAGTTGGCAGCAGCTTTGTCAATCGCGACTTCTTAGGCGACCGCCTTGAACCGCAGGAGATCCAAGCATTGCTGCAGCTTTACACCGCAGGCACGATCACACAGGAAACCCTGCTTAAGCAGCTTTCGATTGGCGAGGTTCTTGGCGACGACTTCGACGTTGAGCAGGAGCTAGACGCAACGCAGTCCGGCGGTTTGATCGAGATGCAGCAGCCTGAAGCTGCACCGCCTGAAGCAGAAGAGGCCACAATGCCAGAAGCGGAGCCGGAGGTTGAGGATGGGGTGGATGAGCAGGCTGCATAAGCCGAACCCGAACAGAAAGCAGCTGCTGTTCTTCACCAAGGATCAGCTCAAAGACAATTACTTTGCGGTCATTCGGATTACTTGGTTTGCTGCCGGTCAGATCTGTGCAGTCAATGAGGCGGTTGTGTATCAGGACGATTTAGAGGCAGTCGCTGAGTTCTCAGGGATCGTCGGTGAAGCTTTGCGGGGTGGCGCTGATGTTTCGATCGTCTGCATTGCCAGCTCTGCGGATGTTGGTTTGGAGCCAGCATGAGCGAGCCTGAAGCCTTTTACCGACAGGCGATTGACCTGAACCGATATAGCAATCACGTCGCGTTGAATGTGATGCGGGCGTACAACGACATCGTGATTGATGCGTTGCAGAAGCTTGATGATGTTGGCTCGTTGAACCCAAGAGAAGCGGCACGGCTGAACGCTTTGTTGGCCCAGGTGCGCGAGAGCCTTGAGACGTGGGCGGGCGACAGCTCGATTTATGCGGTGCAGGAGTTAAACGGCTTGGCACGGCTGCAGGCTGACTTCATCTCAGGGCAGATCAAAGATGTAGTGAAGCCAAGTTTGGCTAGCACCATTCGCACGGTTGAGATCACCCCAGATTTTGCGCGGTCTGTTGTCTTGGCTGATCCGACAGACATCAGCGCGGCTGTGCTGCAGCCAAGCCTTGAACGGCAGATTCGCGGACAAGCCCCTGGCCTTGTCACGTTGGACGCTGGCAAAGGTGCTGCTCTTGTTCTTCCAAACGGCAAAACGCTTGGCACTGGATTCAGGCAGCTGGCCCAATCTTCCGCCGATAAGTTCCGCGTCACCGTTCAGAACGGGATGCTGACGGGGGAGAACATGCGGGACATGGTGAAGAGACTGCGTGGAAAGTTACGCCTAGCCGATCAGGCAAACATCGCCGCAACGATTGCCAAGGGTGGCGAGCTGACGACGTTGGCTGATTCGCAGATCCGGGCATTGATCCGCACCTCTGTGACGCAGATGACGAACACCGTCAATCAGCAGATGTATATCGCCAACCAAGACGTGATTGATTCCTACCGCTACCGAGCTGTGTTGGATCTGCAGACCACGCCGATCTGCCAATCCCTTGACGGCAAGGTGTTCAAGTTTGGTAAGGGACCGCAACCGCCGCAGCATTTTGGTTGTCGGTCAACCATTGTGTTCATCACAAAGACTGAAGCAGAAGGTGATTTCAGGGAGCGAACGCAGCGTGCGGCGCTTGGCGGCCTTGTCCCGTCTGACATGACCTATCCGCAATGGATTGCTACACGTTCAGCCGCAGACCAAGCGAAAGCCTTGGGCGGCGAAGGTAAGGCCAAACTGTTCCGCAGCCTGCTCAAAGAAGAGTCACCACAGAAAGCCCTGGCCAAATTCGTCAGCAAGGATGGATCGGAAGTAACTTTGAAACAGCTGCAAGCAAAGTACGGTGCCTCTTAAGCGCGGCAGCAGCAAGCAAATCATCTCGGAGAACATCCGCAGGTTGATGCGTGAAGGCAAAAGCCGCACGCAGGCGGCAGCGATTGCATTTAAGGAAGCTAGAAAACGGCGGAAGCGTTAATCTTTTGTTGTACCTGCCAGGTGATTCGATGGCACTTCACAGCAAGTTCAAGTTGAAGGCTCAGGGCGAAGAGGCCAAGCCCAAGGCGACGGCTAAGAAAAAGCCCGCTAAAAAGGAAGCACCTTCGGAGGCTGAGTGATGCCTGGTCATTACGGAATGGGTAAGCCCAAGAAAAAGAAGAAGAAGGGCGGCAAGAAAAAGTAATGGCACGAAAGCAGCGGCGCGTTCCGAAGGACAAGGCCACCGGCCTGCCTAAGAAGTACCTGTCAGGTGCGAAGAACCGCGCTGCCAAGGCCCGTGAGATCAAGCGAACTGCCGATGCCTACAAGGCTGGGGAGTTCATCGACATCAAAGCTGTTTCCGCATCGAGGACCAAGCAAGGTGGCACCAAAAAGAAAACCACTAAGCGCCGCAACAAAAAAGTCTCTAAAAGAAAAGGCTGAGAAGTCCCGCTTCTTTTACGGCGAGCTGGCTGAGGTCTATCGCAAGGGCCAAGGTGCTTACCTGTCCAGCGGATCGCGGAACGTGCCGATGCCAGCTTGGGCCATGGGCAGAGTCAACGCCTACATGAAAGGCGGCAAGGCGCGGACGGCTGATGCTGCGATCTATGCCCGCTACAACAAAAAGCGATGAAGCTGACGATCCGCCAAAAGAATGCCTTGAAGCGGCACCAAGAGGCGCATGGTCACACCAAGGCGCACATGGATTTCATGAAGCGCAAGATGCGTGAAGGTATGAGCTTTACCAAGGCTCACCGTTTGGCTATGAGCAGGAAAGGCAAATGAGCATCAAACGCGGTGGCCATACGTTTCCGGGCTTTGATAAGCCCATCCGCACGCCGAACCATCCGAGCGGCAAGTCTCACGCTGTTGTCGTTAAAGACGGCGATAAACCGAAGCTCATTCGGTTCGGGCAACAGGGCGCTAAGACGAAACGTCCGCGCAAGGGTGAGAGTGCTGCTGACAAGGCTAAACGTGCGTCATTCAAGGCACGCCACGCAAAAAATATCGCGAAGGGGAAGACATCTGCCGCATATTGGGCAGACAAAGTAAAGTGGTCGTGAAAACAACCTTACGGGTTATTCATGTCTGAAGAGCAAAACCAGGAGATTACGTCTCCCGCAGCTCCAAACAATTCTGAGCTTGATGCACTGAAGAGCAGCATCCAGGCGTTAGAGAAAAAGAACTTTGAGCTAATTGGCAAGCTCAAAAGCGCAAAAACAATTCCCGACGGCGTTGATGTTCAGGAGTTGCTTGAGTTCAAGCGGTCTGTTGAGCAGAACAAACTTGAATCAGAAGGCAAGTACACCGAGGCTCGTCAGGCTCTTGAGCAGCAGTTCCGCGAGGCTGCTGAAGCCAAGGACAAGCGGATTGCTGAGCTTGAAGCACGAGTCCGCGAGCTTGAGCTGATTGCACCTGCGAACACAGCATTGGCGGATGTTGTGCATGATCCGAGCATCGTATTCAAGGCAGACCTGTTAAAGCCGGATCAAATAGAGCGCGAAGCTGACGGCACGGTTGTTGTTGTCAATGGCTACGAGCGCAAGCCGATTGGCGAATGGGCTAAAACCCTGCCGAGCTACATGCAAAAAGCTCCCAAGCCTGTGGGGAGTGGAGCACCGTCAGGGCGCAGCGCAGGTGGCGACATTCCGCCGGGCACAAAGAATCCTTTTGCCAAAGAGTCCTACAACCTCACAGAACAGTCCCGGCTTTATCGCACAGATCGGGATATGTACGAAAGGTTGAAAGCTGCTGCGAGCCGTTAATATGATCAACAAGGCAAAGCTACGCAGAGCCAATCGGGTTACGCCCACACCGTAAACATCTTTTTTGAGGATCTGTCATGGCGACTCTTCGCTCTGACATCATCATCCCCGAGGTATTTACGCCTTACGTCATTGAGCAAACCACTCAGCGTGATGCCTTCCTGGCTAGCGGTGTGGTGCAGCCAATGGCTGAGCTAAATGCTGCCGAGGATGGTGGTGACTTCGTTCAAGTGCCTTTCTATAAGGCCAACCTGTCAGGCGATTTTGAGCGTCTGACGGATAGCTCATCCCTGACCCCAGGCAAAATCACCGCAGACAAGCAGGTTGCTGCTGTTCTGCACCGTGGCCGTGCCTTTGAGTCTCGTGATCTGGCTGCCCTGGCTGCCGGTTCTGACCCGATGGCTGCCATCGGCAACAAGATTGCTGACTACATCGCCAACCAACGCCAAAAGGATCTTCTGTCCTGCCTGGCCGGTATCTTCGGCGCTGTTGGTGACACCAGCTCCGCATCTTTCGCAGCTCTGGCTGTCGATGGCGCGTCTGGTGACACCCCTACGCAACTGACTGCCCGTCAGATTGTTGAAGGTCAGTCCCTGCTGGGCGACCAAGGCGACAAGCTGGCTGCCATCGTCGTTCACCCCAAGGTGTACTACGACCTGAAAGAGCGTCGTGCTCTGGACATGATCTACGACGACGCAGGTCAGCCTGATACTGGCGCAACTCAAGGCTCACTGGCTGGCGCCTTTGGTCCTGTTGCTGTTCCCACCTTCATGGGAATGCGCGTGATCGTGTCTGCTGATGTGCAGACCGCTGGATCCGGTGCCACCACCGAATACGCCAGCTACATGTTCACCCAAGGTGCCGTTGGCTCCGGTGAACAGCTCGGACTTCAGACCGAGACCGACCGTGACATCCTCGCCAAGAGCGATGCCATGTCGATTGATCTGCACTACGTGTATCACCCGATCGGTTCTTCGTTCTCCACGTCAACTTCCAACCCCACGCGGGCACAACTGGAAACCGTGGGCAACTGGACCAAGGTGTACGAAACCAACAACATTGGCATCGTGCGGATTACCACCACCAGCGCACTGGATTGAGGAGGTAACTAACCATGGCATCCATTTTTGAGGCAACGGCTGGCAATCTTGTCGGCCCCGCTACTGGCGGCACTGTCACCCAGGCCACCAGCAAAGCCACTGCCGTGACTCTCAACGCTGAGTCCGGTCAGATCACCCTTGACGATGCTGCACTTGCAGCAGCCGCTGAGGTTTCTTTCACTGTCAACAACGACAAGATCGCTGCCACTGACGTGGTGGTGTGCAACCACGGTTCTGCTGGAACCGCTGGTTCTTACCTTGTGCAGGCCAACTCGATTGCTGCCGGATCTTTCAAGATCACTGTGGCAAACCTTTCGACTGGCTCACTTGGTGAGGCAATCGTTGTCAACTTCGTGGCTCTGAAGGGCGCTAGCTCCTGATGGGTCTATTCGCTTTTAAGCGAATGCGGGAACGTGAGGCTGCTGCGAAAGCGGTGGCCTCTACCCCCAAACGCAAGACTTCTACTGTGACGCCCGATGGCAGTAACAATCGACGCAACAGCGGGCGGCGCAAACGCCAACAGCTACATAACTCTGGCCCAAGCTGACGCCTACGTTGAGGCGATGATCAGCAGCACGGATGTCAACAAATGGGCCAGCGGCAACACTGACAGCCGTAACCGAGCGTTAGCAGCAGCAACGCAACGCTTGGACCGTGAAAGATTTCTAGGCGCACGCGCTACTGATACGCAAGCATTGCAATGGCCGCGTACTGGCGTGCGAAAGCCCGATACCTACGTCAACACGTACGCCACTGGCTTTCCTTTCCGCATCTCTGAGGATTACTTCACCGACGAGGAGATCCCAGATCAAATCAAGCGGGCGCAGATTGAGCTTGCTGTCTACCTGCACAACAACACGGACGGCATCAGCCTCAGCGGCTTGAACGATTACAAGAGCGTCAGCATTGGCAGCATCAGCGTCACGCCTGACAAGGCTGGTGCTGTTGGTGCTGACCATGTTCCGCCGATGTTTGAAAGGTACTTGACGGGTCTTAGAATTAGTGGACCAGGCAACATTGCTATTAAACGGAGCTGATCATGTACGGAGACCTGAAAGGCGGCTTCGAGTTCATCTCAGACACAGCTGAGCACACTGGCCGGTTTTGCTTGGTTTACTTCAAAGAAGACACGGTGATCAGTGCAATCACTGTGCAGAACGCAACCGGCAATAGTTTGGCTGGTGAGACTTTTGTCGCTGACACCAAGATTTCAGGCATTGTCACGAGCATCACGCTGACCAGCGGGGCCTGCCTTGCTTATCGGGTCTGATGGCACTTGCTGACTCGCTGGGCAAGGTTGCAACCAACGTGCTTAAGGCGTTGGGTGCCGACGTGACGATCCGTTATGTCACCAGCGGGGCCTACAACACGACGACCGGCCTAAGCGGTGAAACCGTAAGCGATGTCAACGTCAAAGGCGTTGTTGAAGGGGTTTCAAAGTCTGAGGTGAATGGGCTGATTCAAGCGCAAGATAAGCGTTTGATTGTTTCGGCTGAAGAGGTAGGAACAGCACCTGGGACTAAGGACCGAGTCGTGATCCTCTCTGTTGTGTATCAAATTATTTCAGTTAATACGATTGAGCAGGACAACACGGCGATCACTTACGAACTGATTCTGAGGGGCTAATGGCTAAGCGTCAGATACAGATTCTTCAGATCGGCGAGTATTGCGAAGGGAAGGTGCAAGAGCTTGTCAAGGAATCAGGCGTGATGCTGCGGAACCGGCTTGTTGAGTTGAGCCCTGTGGGTGAAGTCAACGGCGGAACGTTTAAGTCAAATTGGCAACCGCCTGTCTATGTAGACAAGGGCCTAACCGCCAGGATCATCAACAACACTCAGAATTACGGCGAGGCCATCACGTTTGGCGAGAGCCTGCCGCCGTCTTGGCAGGGCAGGTTCCGTTCACGGTATGGCTTGCCTAAAGGCTGGCCCACCTTGCTTGCCGGAAAAGACGTGAGAAACGCGATTCCTAGCATGTGGAACAGGATTGCTAGAAAGCCATGAGCAGCACATACAACGACATCAGAACTGCCATTGAGGCGCGTATCGCCACAGAGATGGCAGGCTCGCCGTCATATCAGGTGAGCTATGAGAACGTGCCGTTTACGCCCCCCAATAATTCCACTTGGATTAAGGTTCAAATCCGCTTCGGCGCAAACAATTACGGGACATTGCTTGGCCCCACTACTGGTAGCAACATCCAGTCAGGCATTGTCGTTATCGGCATTTTCAGCCCTATCGGTGTTGGCACTGGAGATAACTTCACGTTGGCCGAACGGCTGAAAGATCTGTTTGACCGAAAAACCGTAAGCCAGATTATTTTTGACGCAGCGGATGGCCCGGCAATCATTGAGGCTGCTGCACCTGAATCCTTTTTTCAGACAGAGCTAGCCATAACATTCAATGCCTTCGTACAATGAGCTGAGCCAACTACCGTACAAACGTTATGGCAACCACTCTGTCCGGTACGTCCGGCGCCCTTTATTACAAGCCTGCGGGCACTGACAGCACGTTCACTGCATCGAACGTGACCAATGCTGACAATGAAATCAATGTCGGCACATTCCTCAACTTCAAAGTCAACGACAAGGTTGTCTTTGGTGCTGGCACTGGCGGTACCCTGCCTGCCGGTCTCACTGCGGGCACTGATGTATTCATCTTGACCTACACCGCTTCAACCGGTGTAGCCACGTTCTCGGCGACTGCAGGCGGCTCTGAGCTTGCTTTGACTGACGATGGCACTGATGGCACCACGCCATTCACCATTAAATACAGCGAGTTCCAAGCGGTTGGAGCTGTTCGTGAGTGGGCTTTTGAGATCACTCGCGATGAAATTGACGTGACGACGATCGGCCAAACCCTTGGTCAAAACGCACCGTTTAAGACCTACATCACCGGCTTTGCTGATGGTGAAGGTTCCGCCACCATCTACACCACTGACGACGACACCACCATTGCATCCCGCTTGGTGGAAGACGTGATTCAGCGGATTCAAACAGGTGTGCAGTTCAAGCTGTATATCGATCGCGTGGTCTCTTCTGGTTCTGTAGATGACACCGCAAGCCGTTCCATCACCATGGAAGCCGTGTTGACTTCTGCCAGCTATTCCGTCAACCCGGACGACGCTCAGCAAATTGAGGTTGCATTCCGTCCGTCTGCTGTTCCTACCTTCGACCTCAGCAAGACCTGATTGCTTGTTGTTGGTTTGTTTGCCCCCGGCTTGCGCTGGGGGTTTTTTCATGAGTAGTATCTGTTTACTGTTTTCAGGTTTTTATGTCTTCCAGTGCAAGCGGACGCGCACTTGATCGCCTCAAGAAAGCCGCAAATCTGACGCCAGTGAAGCGCATTGTTGTCCTAAGCAATGGAGATGAGTTTGAATTTTGGTCAACGCCATTAACGATGGCAGAGCGTGAGCGTGCGCAAAAGCAAGCCAATTCAGATGATGCCAATCAGTATGCCCTGCAACTTCTCGTCAACAAAGCGACTGATGAGAATGGTCAGCGCATGTTCAAGGCTGGCGAACTTGCTGAACTTAAAAACGATGTCCGAGACGAAGACTTGCAAGGTTTAATGGTTGCTTTGGTTACTGGTGAGGGCAACGTCACTGAGGAAGAGGCAAAAAACTAAGCAAGCTCTTCAAGGATGACTGGTCTTTAAGGGTTCAGATGCGTGTGGCCCGTGAACTGGGTTACACGCTCTCTGAGCTTTCAAGCAAGATGTCTCGTGAAGAGCTGCAGCTTTGGTGCCTGCTGTTTGAGGTGGAAGCTGAGGAGCAGCAGGAGATGCGCCGGAAAGCTAAGCGACGGTAGACTTAGCTGAAGTCGGCGAAAATCTTGTGGCGGGTCAGGTTGTCGTTGAACTTACCGCGCAGGACAAGGTTTCAGGAGTCCTGGATAGGATCAGCGGTTCAAGTAAAAAGCTGAATCAAAGCATTAAAGGCGCGACAGACAAAGCAGGTAGAGGCTTTAATAATTTGAGGGGTCAAGCCACAAAGCTGCAAAGTGTTCTTGTTTCGCTTGGGGCAGCTGCTGCTGTCAAAGGCTTCGCGCAGGCTGGTATTGAAGCTGATCGCACTGCAAAGCGGCTCAAGTTTTTAGGGGATCAATTTGGCGAAACCGGTAGGCTGCAAGAGATAGCGAACAAGAGCGCCGAAAAGTTTGCGATCGGTCAGACGGAGGCAGAAAAAGCTGTGTCTGATCTCTATGGACGCCTTCGACCTATGGAGATCGGTTTGGATGATGTGGCGACCGTGTTTGAAGGTGTAAACGTAGCGGCAAAGCAGATGTCTTTGTCTACTGCGGACACTGAGGGCGTAATGCTCCAGTTAAGCCAGGCGCTTGGCTCTGGAAAGCTGCAGGGTGATGAATTTAGAAGCGTGATGGAGCGATTGCCGAAGATCGGTCAAGCGGTCGCAAAGTCGATGGGCGTGCAAGTAAGTGAGCTGAAATCGCTAAGTTCTGCTGGCGCAATAACGACTCAGGAGATTATTAAAGCCCTGCGAAACGTCAGGAAAGAAGGTTTCCCCCCGCCAGACTCCGTTATGGCCTTCAATAAGGCAATAAGTGATCTTTCTACCGCGATCGGTCAAAGGCTGACGCCAGTTATAGGTCCAGTCCTTGATGTCATTACTGGTTTAGTCAATAAGTTCTTGAGCTTGCCTGAGCCTGTTCAGGCAGCCGCTATTGCATTCGCAGGCATTGGCACTGCTTTTGCTGTTATTGCACCGTTGCTGCCCGTAATTGTTGCTGGCGTTGCGGCGATTGTCACAACACTGACCGGACCAGTAGGAATTATCGCTGCAATCGGTGGTGCAGCTGCTGCTTTCTTGACAATGAAGGGCAAAGCAGAGGAGGCAAAAGAACCTGTGGCTCAAGTCAGTAAGGAGACTGACAAGCTTAAGACTGCAACTGAAGCGGCCGCTCGCGCAAAACAAGACTTCATCGATAGAAGCAAATCAGCCGTCAAAAGCATTGAAGCGGAACAACAACAAATTAAAGCTGCGGAGCAGGCGTTTGACAATGCTTTAAAGATCACTGATGCTCGATTGCAAGCGGAAGCGCAAATCAACGATTTGCAAATCAAAGGGTTGGACATTGCGTATGAAAACGCAAGTACAGCGGAGAAACGCTTGAGTATTGCTAGGCAAATATTCCAACAAGAAATTGACGGCGCGCAAATTGCTTATGAGCAAACCTTAAACAGCATTAAGGCTGAACAGACACGTCTCGAGCTCCGCAGACAGGCGGCAGAGCTTGAAGCAAGGATGATTAAAGCTAAGGGTGAATTGGCCGCAGCAGAAGCAGACAGCGCGGAAAAAGCGGCGCTGATTATGGAAAAAACAAAAGTAGCCGTAGAGATTCAGCGTCAAAACGTTCAGCTAATAGATGGGCAAATTAGGGCGCAGGCACAAATCGCTGAACAGCAAAAGCGAGGTGCCGATGCTCAATTTAAGGCGGCAGTACAGACAGCAGAGCAAAATCTAAAGCAGAAGCTTGTTAGCGATGAAATTGGCATGAGCGAAAAGAATGCAAATGCTTTGGCCGGGCGTATGGGGGATTCTGTGAGAAACTCCAATTCACTTGCTAGCGTCACCGGCCAAGTCTCTAGTAATGCTTCATCCGCAGCAGGCAATTTCATACGAGTTGCCACTGAGGCTGACAAGGCTGCTAATGCTATTGCCCGTGCCGCTGCGGCACAAAGATCTTTGAACGCTGCAAGAGCGGCAAGAGCGCAGCAAACCACAACTACAACCACAGAGACTGTTCAGCAGGCCGCAGGCGGTTACAACCTTGGATCGTTCAAAGCCTTTGCCCGTGGCGGCGTCGTCAAAGGGCCAACCCTTGGCCTTATCGGTGAGGGCGGCGAGCCTGAATACATCATTCCGCAGAGTAAAGCGGCTGGCTTTGCCGCTAACTTCCTTTCGGGCAAGCGCGGCGCAGGTGCCATTCCAGGCTTTGCAGAAGGCGGCATGGCCGTTCCATCAACGGCAAGCGTGAGCATTCAAACAGGGCCAGTGACCCAAATGGATGGGCAGAACTTTGTCACGACTGCAGATCTAGGTGCTGCTGTTGAGGCGGGTGTTCTTCAAACATTAGATATACTTCGCCGTGATCAAATGGTTCGCTCAGGGGTAGGGGTCAGCTGATGGCTAACTACGACATTCTTTGTTTTTTGGAATACTATGGCGACCGTTCAAATGTTTTAAGCGGTTCAAACAGAAATCCAACCTACCAGTGGCAAAATTTTTACCAAAGTGTTCAACAGCTTGGGGCTGCTGATAGCAACGCACAAGGCGATTACAAGTATCTTGCTTTTGATGTTGAGGGGTTTGGTTCTAGTGAAGCGGCTTCTGTGACTGATCTGTCTGTTGAGTTAGCCGCGACAGCAGAAATCATTGACATCACTGACACTGCAATGTCGGCTGACAATCTGGTGATTGCTAGCCTTTATGTGCAAAATGCAGGCAGTGACGCTTTTGATCCTTCAAGCGCACAGCTAATTAGCCGCTACATCGGAAGCATTGAGTCAGCTTCTGTGACTGAGCAGACTGTTTCATGGACTGTCAATCCTGCAATGGACAAGGCAAACCCGCAAGTTCCCAATCGCAAAATTTCTGCGAATATGGTGGACAAGAATGGCAAGCAGTATGTCTGACCTTTTGGTTTTGCGGGGAGTGTCAGTACAATGCCAAGACGGTGTGAGTAGAGAGTCTTGCTCAGTTGTGTTGCGTAGCTCTGAATATGTGTTTTTGGATGCGGAAGGCTCGGTTCTTGATGGCGATCGCAGAGTCGTTGAGATTACAGCCTGCAGGGTTCTGATGTCTCCTGAACGGCTTAGTATGCTTGTGGCAAAGCACGGTCCTGTTTTGAGCTGATGGGATTTTCAAGAAAGGACTATAAAAAGGCAGTACGTTCACAGAAGAGGGCTGTTGCCAGGGCACTGCGCAAGAGCAGGATTGAAAATAAAGATCGCAAGAAAGCGCAGCAAAAGAAATCTGAACCTGCAAATGCACAAAAACGCAGCGACGAAGCGATCAGCACAACAAAACAAGCACGTAAGACTGGTTCGACTGGTCAAGAGCAGTCAGTCGCAACACCTGGGGACATCGTTCCGATTGTGTTTGGCAAGCGTGGGCCGCAGGCTTCGCAAGACAACAATGTGGTGGGCGGAGTTTGGCTACAGCCCGACAAAATCAAACAGGCTTCTTATAACTTCACGGGGATCTTTTTGTATGCGATAAGCCAAGGCGAAATTGTCTCAACGCCCAGCGCCCCGACAACATATATAGGTGATCTGTCATTAACGGCCCGTGGTGGAACCATTCCAACGCTGACTAATTATTACAGTTCAGTCTCTACGATGTCGTCTGCGCCAAATGTTTGCCCGATCACTAGCGGCAAAATTTTCTGTGACCCTGATACTGTAAGTTTTATCAATCACGTGCAGACAAAAAGCGGATACAAGAATTATCTACCTGATCACTACAATCTTTATTACAACGAATTTGAGCTAACTATTGGCTCAGGAGATACAACAAACACAACGTTTGAGATTCCCGGCACGACATTAAGGGTTTGGGAGGTTCAAACGGGAGATGACAGAACAAGCAATTATTGGACTGCTGTAGGTTTAACACCAGCAACGACAACTTTTTTGGTAAATAATGAGCTAACCGATGACGACCCGCCTGAGGATACGGGACGCGCAGTTGGCACTATTTTTAATTTCTACAACATTGCCATCGGGCAGTATGAGGCGCCAACCAAGGATGATGCAAACCCTGCATTTAGAGCCTATTACACGGCTTTCGGTTCATCTGCAGAAGATGAGCCGGTCGCGTTTGAATATGGCGCAGGCACTGTAAACACACAGACTGATTCGTCTGAGGCTGCTACCGATGACACGCTTGGCGGTTGTGTCACTGAAGTGCATCTATCGGCCGTAGCAGATCCAAGCAACTTTGATTCAAGCTACGACTTTACAGATTACGCGGACATCACTTTTTTAGAGATTCAAGGCAATATCTACGACGAAAGCAATGCGTTAGAGGGGCAATACAACACCACAACACGCCAGCTTTCCGTTCTGATTGAAGAGGGCGTCAAAGTGCCTTTGTATAGTTCTGGCAGTCCAGGTTCAACTGGCTCCAGCCATCAGTTTGTTGACTTGGCGATGTATCTGTTTGTTATCAACAAGCGGCTCATTGCGGGGACCACAGCTGACATTGCGTCACCAGTTGACACGTCTAACCTTCAATCACTGGCAACATTTAACGCCAATTTTGGACTGTTTTTCAATGGAATCATTGAACAGAGCGTAAACATCATTGATTTCATATCAACGATGTCACCGTACTTTTTCATGTCTTTTGTCACGGAAAATGGCAGATATGCTTTCAAGCCAATTCTTCCGCTGAGTGGTGACAACATCGACACAGGTGCGCTCAGTCCGACCAAGACATTTACAGATTCAGATATTATTCCGGGAAGTTTTGAAAAAGATTATGTCGAGGCAGAAGAGCGCAAGGATGTTCAAGTTTCTATAGTTTTTCGCGAAACCAAAAAGTTCCGTGTTGGCCTGCAGAAATCAACGCAGATTAGATATTCAGACGTTGATGCTGACGTAAGAATGATTCAGTACGACATGACTGACTGCTGCGTTACCGGCAAGCATGCCAGGAATTTTGCAAAGTTGCAGCTCGCGACTAGAAGGCATTCGACTCATTCAATCTCCTTTGACACCCCGCTGCTAACGAGCAGCCTTTCCATCAACGACATCATCAAGGTTCAGCGTGTTCGCAAAAACAATGTCGGAGATGACCGGACAGAGTCTGATCACTACCAGGTGACTTCAATAGGCCATGGATCGGATGGCATCACGACGATTGCGGCCATGCACTTTCCATTAAATGGCTCTAATGTTTCAAAGATTAGCGATGATGTTGTGAACGGGAGTTTTGATTTTATCTAATGGCTACCTTTCCCTCTATCACTCCCAACGCCCGGTCTTTTGCCTTGGGTGACTTCCCAGGCACACGCCACGAAGGTGTATCTGGAGTTGGAGTCAGCTTTCTTTTTAATAGCAGTGACCTTGTCAATCAAGTCTTAAGCTTGACCTACGTGGCAATCACTGAGGCGCAGCAAAAGTTGATCACGGATCATTTTGTTGGACAAGAAAGTGGTTTAATACCGTTTGATCTGCCTAGCGAGATTTGGGCAGGTTATTCAGCAGTGCCGGTTAGCTCTTCAAATTATCAGTGGCGCTACGCAGAATCTCTGCAGGTTGAGCCAGGGGGGATTACGGGCCGTTTCAACATTACCGTGCAGTTGGTCGCTGTTCCTACTTAACAATGGCAAGCATTTTCCCCTCAATCTCGCCAAGCGTCCGTGTTTACTCAAGCGGCAGCTTTGCAATAGTCAACCGCTCTAGCTCTGACGGTTCCTACAACGCTTTTCGCAGAGGCAGTCGCCAGGTGGGGCAAGCCCTACAGCTCAAGTTTTCACACTTGACTGAAGAGAAGATGGATTTAATACGTTTGCACTATCTAGACAGAAAAGGCACTTTTGATTTTTTCATCGCTTCCCCTGCTTTGTGGGGCGATTACAGCACTGATCCGCCAGTCCCCTTGCTGGGAAACACCGTATGGCGTTTTGCCGATGCGCCAGTTATTCAAGACGTTTCTTTTGACCGTTTTGACGTATCGGTCAACCTAGTAAGTCACGCTGTTCTGCAAGGCGATCTCCTCAGCATTGGGGTGCAGGCTCCAGACTCAGGGGCTACAGACGCCGATTACATCTATGATGGCGGTCAGGCTTCGACGACCCACGCATACAACGTTGACGCTGGTGCATCATGACCATTCAACTCAGCACATTGATGCAACAGCGGCGCGATACCGCCGCCAACTGGACAAGCAACAACCCGACCCTGAAGGACGGAGAAATCGGATATGAAAAAGACACAGGATATTTGAAGGTTGGCGACGGATCGACTGCATGGACTTCGCTTGATTACATCGACGGCACAAAGGTCAGCGCATATCCACTGGCAACGGCTGATATTGCGGATGACGCCATAACAGCGGCAAAGCTGGCAGACACGGCTGTTACTGCGGGTTCTTACACAACCGCAGACATCACGATTGATGCGCAGGGCCGCATTACTGCAGCATCTTCAGGCTCGATTTCAGCTGATGAGATTGCTGATGGCTCGATTACTTCCGCCAAGCTTGAAGACAACATCACCATCACCGGAAACCTTACTGTCAACGGCACAACAACGACAGTCAACAGCACAACACTGACTGTTGACGATAAAAACATCGAGCTGGGCAGTGTTGCCACTCCGACTGATGTTACGGCAGACGGCGGGGGCATCACACTTAAGGGCGCTACGGATCACACCATTGTTTGGACTAACAGTACTGACAGCTGGGACTTTTCCGAACACGTCAACATTGCAAGCGGCAAAGAGTTCCGCATTGCAGGGACAAAAGTTCTCGACGCGACCAGCTTGGGCAGTGCCGTCGTCACTTCAAGTCTGACCAGTGTTGGCACGATTGCGACTGGCGTTTGGAATGGCACCCCGATTGCAACTGCTTACATCGCAGACGATGCGGTAACTGCGGACAAGTTGGCAGATACGGGTGTGACAGGCACCAGTTATGGATCAGCATCGCAGGTTCCCACTTTCACTGTTGATGCACAAGGTCGCTTGACTGCTGCGGCAGATGTTGCCGTTGCTGTAGGCGCATCGGCAATTACAAGCGGGACGCTTGCGGTTGACCGTGGTGGCACTGGAACGGGCACTTATGTGGACGGCCAACTGCTGATTGGCAACAGCACAGGCAACACCCTGACAAAAGCCACGCTGACAGGCGGCACCGGAATCTCGATCACCAACGGTGGCGGCAGCATCAGCATTGCAAGCTCCGGCGCGACTGGCCCTGTTCTTGAGAACTTGCAGGCGATCAGTACGAATTACACATTGACCAGCAACTACAATGCTATTAGTGCTGGCCCTGTCGCTATAGACACGGGCGTAACCGTTACCGTCCCATCCGGGGCACTCTGGGCAATCGTCTGAACCATGGCCTTCGGAACACTCAAAGTCGATCAAATCACGACCAGCACCAAAACGGTGACAGTCGATGATTTAACTGAGAGCGCCCTTCCGCTAGCAGGCGGAACAATCTCAGGGAACCTTACGGTCAGCGGCAACCTGACGGTTGATGGCACGACCACAACGGTCAACAGCTCGACTTTGAGTGTTGACGACAAGAACATTGAGATTGGCAGCGTTGCCACCCCTTCAGACACGACCGCAGACGGCGGCGGCATCACCCTCAAAGGTGCTACTGACAAAACGCTTACCTGGGTCAACTCAACCGATTGCTGGACGTTCAACCAGTCGCTGGATTTAACGGCAGGCTCAGCATCAGCCCCGGCGTTGATTTTTAACGGTGACGTAAACACCGGAATCTTTCAGTCGGCTGCTGATGAACTTGCGATCGCAACAGGTGGCACTGAGCGTTTCAAGGTCACGTCAAACGGCGGCATTCACTTCAATAATGCCGAACTGATTGAAAAGGCCAACGTCACGGCTGGCAAGCTGAGCGATAACACGGATATTGACCTTGCCGATGGCATGGTTCATTTGTTCACGACAGCTGAAACAACGACCAGCACGCCGAACATCAGGGTTGATTCTTCAACATCTTTGAACTCGGTGATGGCAGTTGGTGAAGCTATTTCTGTCAGCATTATTGTCACGGCTGCTGCGGCGGGTTACTCAGCACAACTCACGATTGATGGCGCAGCAGTGACTGAGAATTGGATCGGCGGATCAGCTCCAAGTGAAGGCGGGTCGAGCGGGGTTGATATTTACACCTACACAATTATCAAGACGGCATCGGCAACCTTTACTGTCGTCGCCAATCTTTCTAAAACTAGCTGAGGTCTGACTCATGCTTAGGGAGTTTTTCAAAAAGGAAAGGCCGCTTCTTGGAATGGCTGGCTTTGGCGGCGGCATCGCTAGCAGGCTTGTTGGTGGTGTCGCTGGAAGCGTGTCTGGGGGCAATGTTGACGGATTAGAACCTGGCAACGGCTACAAATATCACACGTTCACTTCGCCGGGGACGTTGGTGGTTGTTGGCGATTTCACCATGGAAGTTCTCATGGTTGCCGGTGGCGGTACTGGTGGATCTGATGGCGGCGCAGGGGGAACTGGCGGTGGCGGCGGCGGTGGATTGTTGTTTGGCTCGCTTGATCTAACAACCGGGTCTTATCCGATCAATGTTGGTGCTACGACGGCAGACACTGCAGGCACTCAAGGCAATCCCACAACAGGTTTCGGCGCTACTGCCAATGGCGGTGGATATGGCGGAGAGGTCGAAGGAGATGGAAACGATGGGGGTTCAGGCGGCGGTGGATCTGCCGGTGGTTCTGTTGGAGCCGGTGGGGATCCAACTCAAAACCCTCAGCCGTTGCCGTATGGAACGCTGACAGGATTTGGCGGTGCTGGCTCTTCTGGAATTAGTCCACCGGCCAGGATCGGTGGTGGCGGTGGTGGCGCAGGTGGTGATGCACCACCGCAGCCTGGGACTGCAGTCCCCAGTGGTCCTGGCAAGCAATATCCAAACTTCACGGGACCACTTATTGGGGTTCCCGCGCTAGCGCCGCTTAGTGGATATTACGCCGGTGGCGGCGGTGGCGGCAGAACTGGCTTAGGCAGCCCTGACGGGTCTGGCGGAGCTGGCAGCCCCGATACCAGTACAAATGGTTCAGATGGTGTGACAAATAGCGGCGGCGGTGGTGGCGGCGCTTCCAGGTATCCAAGCAATGGCACACACGGTGGAACTGGCGCCTCCGGCATCGTTGTTGTGCGTTATGCGGTGTAATTCTGGGAAGGATTGCACGCTTGGCATACAATAGGGCTGAATAAGTTATTCCTACATGGCATTTCAGTCGGTCTGGTACTTTAGCGACCTGCCTGAAGAGATAGTCAGCATCATCGAGAAAGATCTGTCTAAAAGTTTTGGTGACAAGATGGCAGATTCAAAGCTTTATGGAGATGCGCTGAACAAAGAGAAGCGTGACTCGCAAAACGCATGGATCCCTACAACACATTGGGTCAGCGGGTTTTTGTGGCATTACATCCAACGCGCAAACCGTGAAAACTTCCTATATGACCTGAGGTGTATCGACGGCGAATCGATTCAATACACTCGTTATGGAGAAGGGCAATTTTATGGATGGCACAACGACGCAGGGCTTGCCAATCAATACAAGCCGGTCTCTATTGGAAACCGCGTCGGAGGGCTTGGGCAAGACTTTTTGAATGAAAGCATTGAGATGGTCAGAAAGCTTTCGTTTGTGGTTCAGTTGTCTGACGCAGAGGATTATGAGGGCGGAAACCTGCAGCTGCTAGACGAGGCTGGTAAAGCGTATATTGCACCAAGAAAACGTGGCACTGTGATCTTGTTTGATTCAAGAACGCAACATCGCGTGCAGAAGGTCAAGAAAGGCGTCCGCAAATCGCTTGTGGGCTGGACTGTGGGACCGCGCTGGAAGTGAACATGCAGAAACTACCGGCATCAACACAAAACCGGAACTTTGAAAGAGACGGCTTTTTGTTAGCAAGAGGGCTCTGGGACCCAGCGGAGCTAAAGGATTCGATCCCTGAAAAATCAGGCCAATACAACTACGGGGACGGGAAGTCTAAAAACTTCACTTTCAACCCTGAAGAGAACCAAGTCAACGGTTCGGCGTCACGCTATTGGCACCCCAAATACCGCCAGATCCACACCGGAATCAGGCAGGAGATTGAGAAGCGCATCGGGCGCAAACTTTTCAACACTTACTACTACGACCGCTTTTATTTTCCAGGTCAAGAACTTGCAAAGCATGTAGACCGTGATGCGTGTGAAATATCAGTCACTGTTCATGTCAGCACCAACCTGAAAGGGGCTGATGCTGATTGGCCGATTTGTATTGAATCGCCTGACGGGCGAGAGCATAAGGTATCGCTCAAGCCTGGGGATGGCTTGATTTACAAGGGTTGCCATCAAAATCACTGGCGCGAAAAAATGCCAGGGCCAACGGGCTGGCGTGCCTTTGGGCGTCGTCTCTATTATCACCAGATCTTTTTTCACTATTGCTTACAAGACGGCTACCGGGCACATTGCGCCTGGGATCGCGCCCGATAGGGTTAGGGCTTGAGCCTAAGCACTGGCCTAATGCAACGACCTGATCCGATGATTGCCTCCAAGCCGGGGGCGTCTGATGTGCAAGCAATGGCCGCAAGAGCCATGTGGCTGGAGGAGTTGTTCTTCCTTGATGGCCGTGACATGGTGAGCCACCCGCAACATGGTCTTTTTACTGGATTGGCTCTTAAATATCAGAGCTTGGAGTCAACTGACGGTTACTGATGGCGAAGTCATTGAATGGGCAGAATTTTGTCCCTAGTAAGCCAAAGCGCACAAAACAGGGGAATGGAACACATTCAAAGCCGTCACATGGCCGCAAGAAGTATCGTGGACAGGGAAAACGTTAATCCTCTTTCCAATGATCAAAACTCTCATTGCGAGTGGTGTCGCCGTTTCAGCAGCTGCGCTGGCATCTCCTGCTCTCGCAGACGTTTATGTGAACCCTGAGTTCAACGGTGGTTCCTACGGCGACGACTATCTGGGTGGGACGCTCAACCTTGACGTGGGCTATGAAACCTCTGCAGGTGCTTACTCCTTTTATATCCAGGGAGGGCCTGCGCTTGTCATGCCAAACGGCGCTGACAACGAAGTTGAGTTTGCTGGCAAGTTCGGTGGTTCTGTCGCTGTCAGCGAAAAAGCCTCTGTTTATGGAGAGCTGAGCGGCATGACTGGCGATGAGCTGTCTATTGGCTCAAAGCTTGGCATTAAGTACAGTTTCTGATTAAGCTAAAGCTGCAGAGACGCACATATCCCTTCCTGGTCTCACACAGCAGGAGGGGTTTTTTCTTGCCATGCAAAAGCTTTTTAATGTGATGTCTGTTTCCGCTTTCTTTATGAGCGGGGCATTGGTTGGTGGGTCGGTGATGCTTTACACCCGGATCCCCTCGCTGACGAAGTATTACATGAGCGAGCTAACGCTAGAAATGACCAAGCTGGTCACAAACATGATGCCAGCTCAGCTTGATCAAGCGATGCCGGAACTGCCGACAAAGACTGGCCTGCCGATCAAATCACCATTTTGACGTTGGCGGTTGGATCCTCGTCATGAGCTTCTGGTCCGAAACCTTCCGCCTTGATCCGTTCAGCAAAGTTCGTTTCTGGCGCGGGTGCTTCTGGTTCCTGGTCAAACGACGC